GACCGGGTTGAGGACGCTGTAGCCCATCTGTTTAAAACCACGGGTGCGACTACCGTGGCAGTGTTTAAGGTAAACCCCCTGCTTGGAACCCGGGTGCAGTATCGGGCGTATACCAAGGAAGGTAGAGACAAGACTAATGACGGGCTGGACGTAGGACTCTTTACGGCTAATCAAACCAACAATCAGGACGTAGTGTCGCTCATGGCTGGCACCGTACCTTGCGGGGAGTATAAGGCGGCGCAGTCAGAGATTGGCCTGTGGTACATCGAAAAGGGTATGCGGTTTGGGTGCAGAATCAGTGTGCCTCCTGAACCCAGTAGGTTTGTAGGGCAGATTACTGTTGGTTGGGCTACACCCCCGGCTGACTTGGAGCAAACAAAGGCCATGCTAAACATTGCCGCAACTATGCTTGCAAGGAGTAAAAAATGATTCCTATTGGTATATTGTTAGAAGTCGGGGGAAAGATTCTTGACAAGGTTTTGCCTGATCCAGAGGCCAAAGCCAAGGCCCAGATTGCTTTGATGGAGATGCAGCAAAAGGGTGAACTAGCCCAGATTCAGGCTGACATAAACGAACAAGACAACCTGACCAAACGTGCCGAAGCCGACATGAAGTCGGACTCTTGGCTATCTAAGAACATCCGCCCAATGACCCTCATCTTTATTCTCCTGACCTACACCGTCTTTGGGATGATGAGCGCTTGGGAGATTGAGGTTAACAATAACTACGTAGAACTCTTGGGCCAGTGGGGGATGCTAATTATGTCCTTCTACTTCGGAGGACGTACCCTTGAGAAGATCATGGACATGAAGGCAAAGAAAGATGCAACTAACAAATAATTTTTCTCTTGCCGAGATGGTGAAGTCTGATACTGCACTGCGGCATGACATGGACAACACACCCGGGGAGACTGAGATTGCTAATCTTAAAACACTCTGTGAGAAGGTACTCCAGCCCATCCGTGACCACTTCCAAACCGGAGTTAAGGTCAACTCCGGGTACCGCAGCCCAGACGTTAATGCCAAAGTTGGGGGATCACGCACATCAGACCATTGTAAAGGACAAGCAAGCGACATCGAGATTCCCGGTATTGCCAACGCAGACTTAGCCGTGTGGATTATGGACAACCTTGACTACACCCAGTTAATCCTTGAGTTCTACACCCCCGGGGTGCCAGATTCGGGGTGGGTGCACGTCTCCTACGACCCTGCTAACCTCAAGAAAGAGAACTTGACGGCTACTAAGCAGAACGGTAAAACGGTGTATCTAAAAGGACTTGTTGCCTGATGAAAACTGTGCACTTTCCAGTTACAGTAGTTGACGATTTTTTTGACTATCCAGATTCGGTTAGAGATTTTGCTTTGTCTCAAGAATACAATTTTGGGGAAAATACAAGGTGGCCCGGTAAACGCTCAAAGCATTTGCATGAATTAAATTTTAATTTATATCATTCGTTAACCTGCAAAATTATGTCGTTGTTTTATGATTTGCGGCGTGTAAATATGAACTGGAGTGTAGACGCATTTTTTCAAACAGTTGATTCTGTTTATGAAAACGGTTGGATACATTCAGATTTAAATTTGGTTTCTGGTGTTATATATTTATCTAAAGAAAGTAATAATTCTGGAACTACCATATATAGACCAATAAATCCAATAGATGCTAAATTTAAAAATGAAGAACATAAAAATAAAAGTTATGAAAATATAGAAGCAATAAAAAATTTTGATAGTTTTAAAGAAGAAAATAACAAACAATTTAAACCATCAATAACAGTAGAATCTGAATACAACAGGTTAGTAATGTTTGATGGGCATATGTTTCACGGCGGGAATAATTTTTACGGTGAAAGTTTAGAAGAAAGTCGATTGACTTTGGTATTTTTTGTCAAGCAAATTAATTTTGATAGTCCAATTGGGCATCAATATCCAATCCCTCGTTTAAAAACATATTTTTAATCATGCCATTTATAGCACTTAGATTTAAACCGGGGGTAAACCGGGATCAGACCAACTACTCTAACGAAGGTGGCTGGTACGAGTGCGACAAAGTTCGCTTCCTTTCGGGTTTTCCCCAAAAGATTGGTGGCTGGCTTAAGCAGACGCCTAATACCTTCCTTGGCACTTGCCGACAACTATTTAACTATGTAACAACTTATGGGGACAACCTATTAGCCGTTGGGACAAATTTAAAGTTGTATTTAGAGGCAGGTGGATACTTTTATGACATCACCCCTCTTCAAGCCACAACTACTGCTGGGGACGTAACGTTTGCTGCTGTTAACGGATCTTCTACCGTAACAGTTTCAGATACCAGCAACCCAGCGCAAGTAGGTAATTATGTTCAGTTTACTGGCGCTGCTTCATTGGGTGGAAACATTACTGCTGCGATTTTAAATATCAACCAAGGCTTTGAGATTGCCACCGTAATTAATGCCAACGCCTACACCATAGAAGTTCCAGTAACGGCTAATGCATCTGATTCTGGTAACGGTGGCTCTGCAACAATTGGTAAGTATCAAATAGCCGTTGGTACTCCCGGTGGTACGTTTGGTTATGGCTGGGGCACGGACACTTGGGGTCGCCTTGAGTGGGGCCTTGGTGGCACAATACCGGTTGCTTTAAGCGGCACTGATTGGTGGTATGACAACTTTGATAATGATTTAGTTGCCAATATACGAGATGGCGCTGTTTATTATTGGGCAAGAGGTTCTTCACCTAACCCGGGAACGGCACTTGAAACTAACGCCATCCTTCTTTCAGAAAAGGCTACCGCAGATGGATACAGCGCAAATGCAGTACCAACCAAGGTTATGCAGGTTCTTGTATCGCAAAACGACAAGCATCTTCTCGCTTTTGGGAGTGTGCCTTTTGGTTCTACTAATGTGGCTACTTTTGACCCCCTTCTTATTAGGTGGGCTGATCAGGATAATCCGAGCCAATGGACTCCGACGCCTACCAACTCTGCGGGATTTATAAGGGTTTCTAGGGGTTCAAGAATTGTCCGTGCCCTACCAACAAGGCAGGAGATCTTGGTGTGGACAGAGTCGCACCTTTATTCTTTCCAATACCTTGGAACTACAGACGTATTTGGCCTACAAGAACTAGCGGATAACATCTCTATCCTTAGTCCACGGGCTACTGTAACCGTAAATAACGTCACTTATTGGATGGGGCACGATAAGTTCTATGTCTATTCAGGGCGTGTCGAAACGCTCCCTTGCACCCTGCGGCAGTTTGTTTATCAGGATATTAACTACGGTCAGGCCGACACTATTATTTCTGGCACGAACGAGGGTTGGAACGAAGTTTGGTGGATATACCCAAGTTCTAATTCTTCATACCCCAACCGTTATGTAATCTATAACTACCTTGAGCGTATCTGGTATTACGGAAATATTGACCGCACTGCTTGGTTAGATAGCCCTCTGCGTGAATATCCTATGGCAGTCAATACACCCGGTGGGACTAGCACTGGGGTTCTCTATGATCAAGAAAATGGTTTAGATGACGATGGCGCTCCTATAACGGCCTACATTCAGTCGTCCGACTTTGATATTGCTGATGGTGAGCAGTTTATGCTGACTCGTCGTATGTTGCCTGATATTAACTTTGCTAAGTCTACTGCCGCACAACCAGAGATAACACTACAGATTCGCCCCCGCAACTTTCCCGGGTCAGGCTTTCAACCTGTAGGTACAACGGACTCTAAGCCGGTAATCGAGACTGCGGTGGATGTTTATACGGAGCAGGTGTTTATTCGTGCCCGCGCCCGTCAGATGGCATTAAAGATTAGTTCAGAGGATTTAGGGGTTAACTGGCAATTAGGTGTGCCTAGACTAGATGCTCGTGTGGATGGTAAACGCTAATGGCACTTGAGAAGTTTCAGGCGCCAGCATTACCGGTACCGCCTGTTGAATACGACCAGAGATACCACACGGATCTGATTCGTATACTTCGCCTCTACTTTAACCAACTAGACTCTCTTACCCCCAACCAAGCCAACTCGTACCGTGCTGATAACTTTTATGGTGGGGATTTTGTTGGGTATGGTCAAAACTTAGTCTTTCCTCATATTGCCGCATCTGACTCAACAGACCAGATTGCTACAGGTAATAACACCGCCACTCAGGTTAAATTTAATACGCTTGACTCTGAGTATGGATGGACACTTAATCCTCCCGGATCGGCAACGGCTACCTATGACGGGGTTTATAAAATTACTTTTAGCCTTCAGTTTATCAATACGGCAAACGCTATTCATTACGCCACGGTTTGGCTTAAAGCCAATAATATAGACGTAGACAACTCAACCACAATCTTTACCATCCCAGCCCGTAAAAGTGCTAGTCCGGGGGAAGAAGGCTATATTTGCGGGTATTCCGAGGCTACTTTTACTGCTATCGCTGGAGATGAGATTGAGTTGTATTGGGCTACAGATTTGGCTGGCAACCCCACCACCCCAACTAATGGTGTTTATATTTACCACGACGGCCCCCAAGTCTCGCCCTTTGTCAGACCTGCCGTCCCCTCGGTTATAGGGTCAATCACGTTTGTTTCCTCACTCCTATATAAGACTGTAGTACGCCTTTCTTCGGTATCCGCTTCCGGTTCTGTAGGGACAGTCACAGTTACCATAGCCCCATAGACTTCACTT